TTGTTCACGAATATCCATAATAACTCCATAATATTAAATTTTACGCCAAATGTGATTCTCTTTGACGTACAGCTTTCCGTCAGGTCCAACCTGCATCTTAGCTTGCACACGTACTTCAGTCCCAGGTTTATAATAATTAGGGCTGATATTAATAACTGTATACAGGTTGTGGGGGATAGTAGCCGGGGGCGGTATCCTTTCACCATATGTTGCATTCAACGTAAGCAACGCTTGTTCGTCTAATTTGTCAGATAACTCTTTAGACGCTAATTCATCAGGTGCAGGCATAAGTCGCTCTTTGGCTTCTTTATACCCCGCAATACCTACTCCGATTAGGCCTATTAAACCTAGGCCTTGTGCAAATGATCTACGACCTACGGGATTCATTATACCACCGAATCGGGTTCCATTGCTATAAAATATTCAATTACTTTTGTAGAATGTTGGAAGTGGAACAATTTCTTTTTAGATACTGTTACTGTATAAGCATCTGGTACAATTTTAAAATTGTCTACAGACATATGGCACTCGAAAGACTCATCGCTTGCACCAATTGTTTTCTTATAAGTATTTGCAGTATCGTTTTTCTTATCACCGATAGTCAATACAACTGTACCGTCTTTAGCAGTAACAGAGATTGTTGGCGCCGCTGTAATATTAGCTGCCTTCATAATCATATTAACATCCTCTGCTGACAATTGGAATTGAAAGTGATTATCAATCTCAATAGATTTATCAGGCGCCGCAACAATTACGTTTGCGTTAGAATAGAAGTACTCAAACTTACCATTGTTCTTAGAGATAGTCAATGACTTCTCGCCAAACTCAACATCTTGATTCTCCATCAATGTCAACAATGCCAACAAAGAGTTTAAATCATACACCGCAACCTCAACTGGGAAGTCTTCTGCTACTGTTGCCTTTGCAAAGATGTTCTTTGCTGTGCTAATTGTAGACAAAGTCTTGCCTTTTCGAATAAGAATATTACTGTTTACCGTAGCAAAGTTCTTCAAAATTTGGATTGTTTCATTACTAATTTGCATTATATATCTCCTAAATTGCAATTTTGTTCACGTAAAAATATATTATAACACCGATACATTAAAAAGTCTATACTATTTTTTGTATCTTACGAGTTTTTACAGGCTGTTCTAAAATATTTTATAGTTTTCTTTAACCCTGTTTCTAAATCTATAGTTGGTTGCCAATTTAAAATTTCATTGGCAGCTTGTATATTGGGTTTTCTTTGAGTGGGATCGTCTTTCGGTAAAGATGTATGAATTATTTTACTTTTAGACTTTGTCAAATTCATTACCTTTTTTGCCAATTCAATCATTGTAAATTCTACAGGATTGCCGATATTTACTGGTCCAACAAAATCATTACTTGTATTATTCATCGTCATATAAAGACCCTCAATTAAATCGTCTACATAACAAAAACTTCTAGTTTGCATGCCGTCTCCGTAAATTGTTATATCTTTTCCTTGCAACGCTTGAATAATAAAGTTACTAACTACTCGACCATCTGTAAGTGCCATTTTTGGCCCATACGTATTAAAAATACGAACTATTTTAGATTGAACATTATGCATTCTATGATAATCCATAAATAGCGTTTCGGCCGCGCGCTTGCCTTCGTCATAACAACTACGAATACCTATTGGATTAACATTGCCCCAATATTCTTCACTTTGAGGATGTTCTTTTGGATCGCCGTATATTTCACTTGTGCTTGCCTGTAAAATTTTTGCGTTTGTTCTTTTGGCCAACCCTAATAAATTATAAGAACCAATTATACACGTTTTTAATGTTTGTATTGGATCTTGCTGATATGCAGGCGGGCTGGCAGGGCACGCTAAATTATAGATTTCATCAACTTCAACATATAGAGGAAAACATATATCCTGTCGGATAACCTCAAAATTTGGTTTTTGTAAAAGATGTTCTATATTTTTTTTACTACCTGTAAAATAGTTATCCACACAAAGAACATGGTTACCCTCATTCACCAATCTTTCGCATAAATGGCTTCCTAAAAATCCAGCACCCCCTGTAACTAAAATTTTTTTCATTATATAAAATTCTCAATTATCATTTAAATTATTGTTTGTTTCTATATCATGCACATATAAAAGCATTAGTGCATAATGTAATACCTTTAGTAGATCTTGTCTATTACGCCCTTCTTTTTTGCCATATCGTTGGACATATTTCATCACGTTGCCAGCGGTGAAGCCGACTCCGTGTCCATTATCAATAATAAATTCAGTAGATTGAAACTTATTCATTGAATAGTGTTGAGTATATGTTGAATCTACATAAGTTTGCAATTCATTGAGTAGACGGGCTTCATCATACTTATAGTCTATTTTTTCAATATTGACTTTTTTCACATATTTCATTTATGTTCCATTCTTAAATTTAAAAATTTCATGATGATCCTTTATTCTATTTTCCCAATAAGCAAATGATGCGAATTTTTGATCCACATCCACCGGTGTATCCAAATCTATGTTGTGCAGATCATCCCAACTGTGTATGATCTCACATCCGATTTCTTCATACATACTATTTAATATAGAACTGAGTACAATAGGTTTACTTTTCATCTTTATAGATTCCATGAGTCGATGGGTGTCTACGCCATTTCCATCAGGACAAATACTATATTTAGATAAATTTAATAAATTAATGTAATCTGAGTAATTCAATCTGGATTGAATGTTTAAAATATTGTGGCCACTGATATTAACAACATTATTCCTAGTTTCAATAGTCTTGCCGATTGGTGTTAAAACTATAGGAATTGATTTTTGTTTATATGGTTCAGGAAATTTAAAATAACTATTTGGCCTGCCGGAGCCTACTGCATCAAACCCGATAGGAACTTGTAAAAATCTTTCATCAAATTTTATAAGATTGTTACCTGTCCAAGTAATCATATTTTTATTTTTTTGTATATGATCTACTGTATGGGCAGGAATTGTAATATCAGCGTTTCCAGTTAATAGATGAAACGGAACAGTTATATTCAACAATTGGCCAATCATTCCCTGGATGAGATCTGTCTTGATAAAAATTTTACTATAAGGGGCAATGTTATGAAAACTATTAACATTTTCCTTACCATGAATATTATCTATACCCATCTCATCGTAATAGTGTTTTGGAAATTCGCAAACATAATCTGCAAATCTACATAAACTATTATATCTAATCAAATCCATTTTATTTTCTCCATGGGAAAACTCCATTATATTTTTGTCTCAGTATTTCATTACCTTGTAAAAAGAACTGGCCTTGAACCGAATCGGATCTATTTCCTGCTCTATAATTTACTGTGTACTTTCCTGTAACCTCACATGCTATTTTATTATCTTTTAGTGTATATGTCAATGCTCTATCGACTTCAGGTTGATCTTCTGGATGTCTTGCACGTCTATACCAAATAGGACTTAATTGGAGAGCCAATGGTTTAGAGAAAAAGAAACAATTAACGTCTACAAAGTAATCTCTGATAACCGATTCCCAATTACACAGACTTTCACAATCATCGTTACAAATGAATTTGCCTTCACTATTCACAATCTTTCTTAAGGTCGCCGCCCATTGATTATCTTTTACAGTATCAAGTAATGACTCCACATGTTCTGGTTCTAGCCAGTTATCCTCATCAAGGTAACCAATGTAATCACCTTTTGCAATATGAGTAAATCCGCCATATATTCGGTGACCATTATATTGTTCTTTGCCTGTAGCATAAGGCAAAATAACTAAATCCACATTTGGAAATTCTTCTTCGCTTAATATAGTAGCAACTTTATCTAAATGTTCTTCCCCATCAACCACAACAAGATGTTGAACATCATCGTGTGTCTGGGATTGAACTGATCTAATATTTTGTCTCAAATATTCAGAACCAGTTGTTGCTGTAATAATTGTAACTTTGCTCATACGTTCCTCACAAAAAACTCATTCTGTTCTATAACTCTATCTCGTGTCCAACCGAACTGTGCAAGATATTCTCCGATTGCAGGATCTTTCCAATTGTTTTCTATAACAATTAATTTTGTGTTATACTTTGTAGTATCGAAAGATTTAAGAACATCTAATTCAGTTCCTTCAGTATCAATTGTAATAAAATCAATTGTAGGATATTTTTCATCATATACTTCCTCAATAATCCAATCTAGCCGGCGAGTAGGAACAGGAATTGTAACTTCTTGAGGATCTAGACCAAGTTCTTTATGTGCTTCAACTAATTTTTGATCTACTTGCAAACCACTCATTCCGCCCCATGCTTGATGCCCGCTATTTTGATAATTACAAAATACTACTGTAAATTCTACATCATCTTTATTCTCAGATGCAACAGCACATTGTAAAGCATTCTTTCTTTTCTCTTTACAAGAATCAAAAAATCTAGGACCAGGTTGAGGTTCAATTACCAAACAATCCCACCCCAATGATTTTTCAAAGTAATATGTGTTAGAATGTGTAATGCCATCAGATCCTCCAACCTCAATACACCTTCCCACATATCCCTCAGGGAAATATTCTTTAATGAATTTATCTTCTTCGGATGAACCATAGTATTGTGTCATGTTACGTTTCCTGTTAAATAACCGTAGTTAAATTTATATTTGTCGGATACTGTCTTGGGATCAAATCCCGTGCATTCCGCAAGTGTTGAGGGGTATAACGGCATATCATATTCATCATATCCATTGCCGCAAAAATCGAATGGATTGATTAACTGATTGCGAGTTTCCCCAAACCATCCATCATTCATAGAATGAATTAATGCGCTATCCTTTACAACCGGGAATATATCATCTCTTAAATAAACTTGATCGTTAGTATAATAATTAGTATTGAGCATATAATTATTCATTACGTCTAATAGTTTATCTGATAATTTTCCTTTGTAGCCAAATGCACATGCTATTACAGGAAATTGATAATGCGCCTCGTGATCTCGAAATGTGTGGAACTTAAAATCAGATTTAACCCACTCATCCACTGCCATTTGTTCTCTTAATGTAATTCTTCCATCGGAATCACGAACAATAACAATATTATTTTCATCTTCAAACATAGGTAAGAATCTCCAGAATACTCCGTGACCCTTATCCATTTCAATAATGTTTGCCTCGTCTGCAATAGAATTAAACTTTGTTTTATCGTCGGTATATATTCTATATTCCCAACCAGGATAAAATTTCTTTGTTAATTCAAATTGTCGAATGGCCCCAGTAATATACCGAGGGCTATTCCCGTACACCGAAGTTGCTACGATTTTTGTCATATTAATATCTAGATTTTCTCTCAATAATAATTGCAGGGCGACTACTATGTTGTGCTTTCTTAAATGCCAGTACTAGATCTTCTCCGGTTACAGGATCGTATACAGGGAAGCTAACAGCTGTGCGTAACATATCTGTAAAGTCTTGCGAATGTGTAATTCCTGAGTAGAACGGGCCGGCATCTGCAGTAACTGCTCTAATAATAACAGGAACTGTATATTCGCCGTGGGAGATTCTTTCAATCTTATCAATATGGTTAACAATAGCATCCATTGCAACTAATATAAAGTCATGCCGTTCAAAATATAGAACGGGTTTAAATCCTTCAAATCCCATGCCAATTGCAAGACCTGCCATTAGATTTTCTGCTACAGGTGTTTCCAATTTTTGATCGTCGGGAACATTTTTAAGTGTGCCCATTGCGTTACCGCCGGGTGAATTATGTACGTTGTAGCCAATGAACACTGCACCATCTTGGCCTAACTCAGTCATTACCTGATTAGCGGCATCTTTATAACTCAACCCAGGTACATAATTAGTAACACCCTTTAAATTTTCTGGGTATAAAACTTCTGCCAAACGGGGAAAGTATTCGTCATCAGTCTTTTTAACTGCTTTAGATAAATCAATCATACCAGGTTTGCGGGCATGAGGATATGTAATATCATATTTGTATTTCATTACTGAAGGTGAGTTCCATTCGTAATCAGCTTTAGTGCCCCATCGTTGTACGTTAGTTGTTTCGACTGATCTATCATTGTTCTCAACAATAAAAGTACAAGGCAGATCGAATCCATCCACATACCGAACTGCTTCATACGTGTGTCCATTATCTTCTGTGCCATCTCCAATAAAGCACCATACTTTTTTATCAGATCCTTTTTTCTTTAATGCCCATGCAATGCCTGCAGCAATTGCGGGTGTTCCGCCAATAATAGCAGAACAGAAGAAGTTACGACCCCGATCATAGATAAACATACTACGACCATTTAAAATTCTATCCTCAATTACATCTGGAGGAATTCCGTGTAACAATGCATGATAATGACTTCTATGATTAGAGATAACATAATCACCTTCTTTAATATCTTTAAAGATATCAATTAGTTGTTGCTCATTGCCGCCGGATAAATGAAAAAGGAATGGTAATTGATTATCTAAATATAATTCACCAATTCTATCTTCAAACGCTATAAGCTCTTGCGCTGTCCATTCTTTTCTCATTATTTGTTCTCCTTAAAATTAATAATAACTCTACCGGCTTCACCGTTTCTCATTTTAGTAAAGCCCTCGTTGATTTCTTCCAATTTAATTACGTGTGTGATAAGTTTTGTTGCAAGTTCTTTATTTTTATCTACATGAAACACTATATCCGATAAATCTCTATCGGGATCAAAATCACCACCATCTGAACTGAAAATTTTAATGCCATCAAAAATTGATAATGCATTTTCTAATACTAAGCTCTCACCTACTCTAGGTTGGCCTACAAGTATTAAAGAACCACCTTTTTTAACTTGGGAAAACATCTTAGATATTACATCTACTTTTCCTGTAGTATCAATACAATAATCAGTCTTATCCAAATTCTTAAAATCATCTAACGTATAGAATTTAGCACCAAATGTTTCAGCAAATTCTCGTTTATTCTCGAACTTATCTATCATCACGGGTGTTATATTATAAAACACTTTTAGCCAGAAAGCTATAGTTAATCCTAATCCGCCTGCGCCTGAAATGGTTACAGTAGAATTTTTCTTAATATTTTTAACAATACCGTATGCTGTAGATAATGCGCATCCCATTAACGGATATAGGTTATCCAAACTAGGTTTATAATCTACTTTGGTTACTCGATTTTCAGATACAATTGTTTGTTCTGCAAATGTAGTAACAGGACCCGAACCCACAATACCTAACTTAGAAAAATATTTGGCACCAAAGCAATCGCACCCGCTTCCTTTTCTCCAGTGTAATACTACATAGTCGCCCTTTTTAACTTTAGTTACACGGTCACCCACGCCTGTAACAAATCCAAATCCTTCGTGTCCCATAAAATGAGGCATATAATTGTCTTGGCCTTTAACAGCATCAATTTCATTTATTTGTGCGCCACATAATCCAGCAGAAATCATTTCAACAAGCACTTGACCGTCAGTCGGAACCTCTGCTTTAAATGATTCTAATGTTAATGGCTTATAATGTTCTGTTAGAACTGCTGCTAAAAAATTTTCCATATTTCCTCTTATTTAAATAAATCTTCTTTTTTTGCTCTATATTGTATTCCGGATGATACAAATTTTGCGGCCAATCTATTTGCCCATTTAATACTGTTTATAAATGAATGTCCTTCAGACACACAATAACTTAATACCGCTAATACCGAATCACCCGCACCACTGAGCTCTTTAATCTCAACTATTTCAGCGGCGGTATGCGTCAACCCATCATCGTTATTATACGCATATATTCCTTCATCGCCTGCAGTAATAACAATTTGGTGAATATTTAAAGTATCACAGATTATTTTACACGCATCTTCTATATTAGAATCGGGCGCATATCTTAATTTAATTTTTTCAAACTCAAATTTGTTTGGCTTAATTACAGTACATCCTCTAAAAATTTGTAGATCATCTTTTTTAGTATCTACATAAACAGGGATATTTCTTTTATTAGCAATGTCTATAATTCTAGTTGCTAGATCTTTAGTGATAACACCCTTTTTATAATCTATTAATAGTATGTCATCGATGTGTTCAATACTTTCAACATACGAAACAATTGAGGTTACTGTTTCTTCAGTAATATCTCTAGTTGTTTCTATATCATATCTTAATAGATGTGTATTTTTATACTCAGATATTAATCTAGTTTTAACAGATGTTGCTCTATTATCTTCTGTTATAATATTTCCTGTGATTGCTGGATCAAATTTATCTTGAAATCCAATTATTACTTTGTTAAAATCTTGACCTACTGTGGATAAAAATACACAATTGTGGTCCAATGATGCTAGATGTGCAGCAACATTATACGCGCCGCCAATCATATGTATTTCTTTTTCTACATCTAATACTAAAGTAGGTGCCTCCGCTGATATTCTATTAGCATTGCCGTAGATGAATTTGTCGAATATTAGATCACCGATAACCACATGGTTTTTATTCATAATCAATTAAGTTCCAATTCCAATTTGTATCTATAGTATGAAAGTCGTGTCGTACATTATGAAAGTATAATTTACAATCTTTATTAAAATTTTCAATTCTATCTATTAAATGAAATACGCCTGTTCCTACAGTATGTATTTCTTTAGCATTTATAATAACATCTATCCAATCAAATATACCAGACCCAAAATTAGATTTGAACACCTTAACTTTAGGCAAATCAGAATCAATTTTTAAATCAAATGTTCCATTTGTGTTAGTACTAATCTCAAGTATGTAGTCTTTATCGTCCAAAGAAAGAGAATTGTATAATTGTTTGGAATGATCCGACGATTTAAAATCTGGGAATATTTCCCAGCTTCGTCTGTAAGGGATATTTACTTGATCAAAAAATTGGTTATAATGAAATGGTTGTTTAAGATTGCCAAAACCAATTTGAAGTATTTCTAAATTGTTTTGTTCTGCGTAGGAATAAACTTCTCCCATCTCAATATTTATAATGTTTGTATCTGTTATAGGTAAAATTGATAAACGAGGTTCATCTTTATAAAGATAATTTATAGAATCTAAAAATATTTGTCTGCAAGGTATAATTATATCCCCATAAGATTCTTCTATAATTGTTTTAACTATAGCGTAAGTACATATAATATCCCCTATACCGATATGAGTATATACAATTAATTTTTTATTTGGATCAATTGTTGATCTATTAGAATGTATCAAAGGCATAGGTCACTGCACAAAATCAATCTGCATAATATGTTGCTAATTGTTCTTTGTCTTGTTTTATTGCTCGGAATGCGTGCTGAATATCGGTGGGTAATGATGCATATAACGTATACATTTCTTTTTCAGCTTGATCCTTATTATAATTAGTTCCGGGCGGATGGTCAATAGTATACCGGTAATCTCGGATAACTGGTCTTTTATTAAGATATCCTAAAGCAGTATAAACGATATCAAAGCTCCACCCCATCTTGTACGGTGCAAAATCTACACCTCTGTTATTTGCTTCATTGATTATATCTTTATGAATGAACCAACAAGTACAGTCTGTATTAGCAACCATTTTAAAATGAGGTTCATCTAAATCAAAAGATGTAAGATTAGTTCTTTCAGCACTATACCAAGTATAATCTACATTCGGCGCATAAATGCCCCAATTATAAGTATCGAAACATTCTTCAGCACCAGAATAAATTTCAGCCCAATTACTATATGAAGCATCGGCCTGAATATGGAACATAGCATCGCTATCAAACAATTCTAATGCTTTTAAAAATTGTGCGGTAAAATAACTTTCCTCGCCAATGTTGTGCCAATTGGGATCTTCCTCACGGTGATTGTCGTCACTATTAATAACGACAGGAACAACCCCAATGGCACTCAGTTGCTTTTGCTTTTCTTTTGTCTTTTCATACTGGCCGCGCCAGTTGAAAATAAATGTCTGTATTTTCATCGTTTAAGGATTTTATTATAAACAACAGCATCAAACCAATTTAGGAAATTGTCGAGCATTATGTATGAAGGAGGAATTCCGTTTCTAAACTTAGGAGCATTTACCATTGCATCGTATGCTTCTTTGTTACTATCTAAATATGCGAGATGTTTAATTACATCATAATAGCTATCAAAGTCATGCACATTAACAAATGCGTCGGGATTAAAATCAGAACTTATTGTTTCACTTCCCCAGTAAATAGGAACTGTACCTGCATAAAATGCGTGTAGAATTTTCTCCGTTACATACCCGGGATGTGAATAAGGTTCAAAACAAATATTGAATTTTCGTGTAGAAAGAAATTCAATCTTAGCTGCTTCACCTACTAAATTTGCAGATGTGTTATTATATAATTTTCCTGCACTATCAACATGCTTTTCTGCGTGTAGCTGTTTAAAGAATTCATTGCGCTCAGAACAATTAGGATTAGATACTACAAAAGAACAAAAGTCTGTTTTCTCTTTAATCTCGGGATTAAAGATATAATTGTAATCAAATTTTGTTTCATGTATATGTTCTAATGCCCACATATAGACTACATACAGGGGCAATCTATAATGCCAAGGTTCAAAGTTGTGATCGAAACTGATAGCATAATCACAATCAAAGTTTTCTGGTCTACGATTTTCTCCAGTATAGAATAACTTGATACAATCTTTTCTGGAGAAATCTAAATTGCGTTTACCAAAATTATCGTCACCGAATAAAAGAATATCAGGTGTTCCTTTTCTAATGTCGATAATCTCTACCTCATACCGAGTACCTAGCAGGTATATAAAAAACGCAGCTAGATGCTCGTGCGTATCGGTAAATCCAATAGACAACTTTTTCATGCAAGCGCCTCATTAAGAGCTGCCATGATATTCTCGTGATCTTTGTCCGTCAATTCTTTATTATTGAAAATAGGTATTGCCATATAATTACAGTTGATTTTTAAATCACGTGACATAGTTTCGTGTATATCTTCATAGTCTAAATGCTTAGTATTAAATGATAAGAATGTTTTATTATCATCCATATAATTATCATAAGTCTCACAGAATACATATGGACCCGAGTTCTTTCCTACAATAACATCACAGTAAGTACTTAAATAAGAAATTTCTTGTAAATCTCCATCTTGAACAGGACCAATTATATCGCCAGTAAAAAAGATATTATTATTTCCATCGGTATCAAATTTATTGGTACAAATAAAATGTGTATCTGGATACATTTCTGCAAAAGGCAAAATATATTCTCTCATCTCAGAACTAAAAGATTGATTTGATTGAGGCACATTATTACATAACAATATTTTTTTAACGCCTATTGTAGAATTAACATAATTATCTACACCCGCAGTGCTTAAAGCATTATAAGCAATTCTTGGTAAGTATTGTTCTTTTTCTTTATGTAATTTAATACTTGTTTCAAATACTTCATTGATTTGTTCTACGATTTTTTCCCATTGCTCGTATAACGTATTCATATTGATACCACCATACTTACAGAATATATCCCAATTGCATCCAACCCACGTATTAATATACAACGCATCTTCATCTAAGTAAAAAGGAGTTTTATTATCTAAATCAGACGGTGCGCCTATCAAAGGAATATCAAGTTCAGCGGTCAATTTTGCTGCATTATTATGCAGATATTCAAATGCTACATTGGGTAGTTCAGATTGAATATGACGAATAAATTCCTTATGCGTATGAAGATCGCCTTTATGGAAGTGATTAAAGAAAACAATTTTATTCATTATTAACACCTTTGTATAATTTTACTGAATCTTCTCTCAAAGACTTGTTATTCACAATTGCATCGTCAACCAATGCGTTAATTGCTTGAACATATTTTGGACGTTTGACTTTAAAGCAAATATCACATTTACGTTTTAGTTCTGCAATCTCTGTATCAGAAGTTGCTGCTTGTATCGCATCCTCTAACATCCACATTCTAATATGGATGATTGCTAATTTTTCAATTACTTCACCGAGGTTATCTGTTGCAATATAATTAGAATCTGGTAGACCATAATCTCGAGTGTTGTCTAAAACATCGTCGACTGTTCTTTTTATAATATCCTCAATACTCTCACCTAAATTTTTCATTAATTTCTCCGACTACTTTGTTTAAAAAGTTCATATCTTTGTCTGTAACAAAATGGTTATTACCAACGTACACACCTTGGGTATGAAGAATATCTGCATTGGTTCGCTTCTTATTAGATTCAATAGTATAATCTTTAAGGAACGGTTGTGCTAATAGATTACCCGCAACAATTGGTCTGTATTCAATACCGTGTTGGGTAAAGGTATCTTTCATTGCTAACATAATCTCATTAGATTTACAAATGAATGGTAAACAGAAACTACTAATTGTTTTGGGATTTTTAATATTATAAAACAGATTGGGATATTTGTCAATAATATCTACAAATAATTTATGATTGTTGTTTCTAATTTCAATCATTTTATCCAATCGCTTTAATTGCGATATACCAAGCACTGCACAAATTTCATGGTTTCTAAAATTATATCCATCAGTAACAAATAGAAATTGTTTATCAATGTTTGGATTCTTATTGGCGTAATCTGCAAAATTAAGAGATTCTCTTGCCATTCCATGACTGCGCTTCATCTTCATTAGGTCATATAGTTTAGTATTATTAGTAGAAACCATACCGCCCTCAACTGTAGACATATGATGTCCAAAATAGAAACTGAATGTTGCACCTAAACTATTTGCGCCGCGCCTTTCACCGTATGGTGATTGGCATCCATGTGATTCGCATACATCATCTATAATTAATGCTCGAGGAAATATGCGTTTAATCGCTTCATTGTCTGCAGAAAACCCTAATAGGTGTGTAATAAACACTGCTTTAATTTCGTGTTTAATTGCGATTAATTTGGCTTCTTCTACATCGAAACTAAAATTATCTAAATTGATATCGCAGAATACAGGAGTAAGGCCAAGTTGCATAATAGGTGCCACATTGGTCATCCAGGTACAGGCAGGTAACAATACTTTGTCGCCTTCTTTTAACTTATATAATTCTTTAATAGCAGCAACCAACAAGAAGTTTGCGGTACTTCCGCTGGATACATATAACGAATGTTTTGCACCTAGCCAGTCGCTCCATTCGTTTTCAAATTGTTTTACTTTTTCGCCAAAGGTAAATTTCTTTGCTGTTAAAGCAAAGTGTGCCATTTTTAATCTATCAGTAAAGGTGATTGTCTCACCCATTAAAGGCCATCTCATATCATACCTTTTTGCTTTTTATACCATTCAATAGTCCGCTTTAGACCCTCATCAAAGGTTACATCTGCAGACCAGCCAAGTGCTTTTAATTTGCTGTTATCCATTTTGCGTCTAGGTGTGCCATTTGGTTTATCTGTATTCCAAATAATATCACCTTTAAAACCCATTGCGTCTTTTAATTTTTCAGCAAGATCTCTAATTGTAAGTTCTTCATTGCTACCCACATTAATAAATTCGGCTTTATCATAATTTTGCATTGTCCAGAAGCAAGCATCCGCAAGATCATCTACATATAAGAATTCCCTTGTAGGTGTGCCATCGCCCCAGCATTCAATACTCTTTTCACCCTTTTGCATAGCATTATATAACTTAGTTATAATACCAGGAATTACATGGCCGTGTTCTGGAATAAAATTATCATTAGGTCCATATAGATTAGCAGGCATTAAACTGATAGCATTAAACCCATATTGGCGTCTATAATATTCACACATACGCAAACCTGTAATTTTTGCTAAAGCATATCCTTCATTTGTAGGTTCAAGTGGTGCTGTTAACAAATATTCTTCTTTAATAGGTTGAGGAACAACCTTAGGATATATACAAGCAGAACCTAAAAATAATAATTTTTTGCAGGCATTGCGATATGCTGCATCAATAACATTAGTTTGTATTTGCAGATTATCATAAATAAATTCACCAGGATTAGTCCAGTTCCAATTAATGCCGCCAACCTTTGCTGCAGCTAAAAAAACATAATCTGGTTTTGCTAAACTAAAGAATTTTTTAACTGCCAGTTGATCTCTCAAATCCAATTCTGCTTTAGATCTAAGAATTAAATCATTATATCCCTCGGATTTTAATTTTCGTACAATTGCTGAACCTACCAATCCATTATGACCCGCAACAAATATTTTACTATTTTTTTCCATATTATCCTCAACTAAAATTCATACACATGTCGTGAACAAGATCATCGAAAGAATGCTCAGGAACCCAACCCAGCACACTTCTAGCTTTTGTAGAATCTCCTAATAAAGTTTCAACTTCTGCAGGGCGGAAATATTTTTCATCCACACGAACAACAATTTTATTGGTTATAGTGTCAATACCTACTTCGTTAAGGCCTGCGCCTTCCCATCGAATTTTTAATCCAAAAAATGGTGCGCATCGTTCGACAAATTCTTTTACTGAATATTGTTCACCTGTAGCAATAACAAAATCGTCGGGGATATCTTGTTGCAACATTAACCACATTGCCTTCACATAGTCTTTTGCATGACCCCAATCTCGTTTAGCATGTATATTGCCCAAATATAAACATTCTTGACGTCCTGCACTTACTGCTTCAATCCCATTTACAATTTTCTTTGTAACAAAATTATGTCCACGACGAGGAGATTCGTGATTAAATAAGATGCCAGAACAAGCAAACATATTATAAGACTCGCGATAATTTTTAACAATCCAATATCCATAAAGTTTAGCTACGCCATAGGGTGAGCGCGGGTAAAACGGGGTTGTTTCTTTTTGCGGTATTTCTTGTACTAGACCATAAAGCTCTGATGTGGATGCTTGATAGATTTTAGTTTTCTTTTCTAAATTCAACAATCTAACTGATTCGAGGATCTTTAATGTGCCCAATGCATCAACTTGTGCAGTATATTCAGGTGTTTCAAAAGAAACTTTAACATGACTTTGTGCTGCTAAATTATAGATTTCATCTGGCTCATACTTCTTAAGTATGTTCATAATAGACAATGAATCTGTTACGTCACCGTAGTGCAATTTTAAATTGGGATGACTATAGATGTGGTCGATGCGACCTGTGTTGATTGACGAACTACGTCTAATAATGCCATGAACCATATAACCCTTTTCGAGTAATAGTTCTGCAAGATAGGATCCGTCTTGGCCTGTGATGCCAGTAATTAATGCTGTCTTCATTTCAATCCCTATAATGAATTAATAATATTATATTATTTATATGCTGATAAAGGTAGAAGGGCACATTACTGTGCCCTTCGGTTAAATTAATTTATGTTAGAATGGGATATCTTCATCCATATTGTTTTCTTGAATCGGTGCAACTGTTTGTTCTTCTGCAGGTGCTTCCATCTTCTTATACAAATCCAAGAACGCATTCTTTGTATCTGCATCAAAACGGTTAACACAAAGTTCAATTGCCTTTTGACGATCTCGGAACATCGAGAATGCCTTTACAATATGAACAAGACGTCGAGTAGAAATCAATTCGTCAACCGCATCTTCAAGATATGTTTTACGAATAACCTCAGCCCATGTTACAAGTTTGTCAGCAAATTCTTCATCCACACAACTATGCTGTTCCATGTTGTTCATAATAATAGTACGCTCAACCTTAGCAGAAGGATATTCTTGTTCTACTGTAATTGGGAAACGCTCTAAAAATGCTTCGTCAAGAATCTGTGCTGCAATATACTTGCCGCTATCTGAACCTTGACCTTTAGTATTTGCTGTAGCAATAACCGTAAACCCAGAAGCAGGATGAATTACATCGCCATTCTTTTTATTGAAGTATGGCTTGCCTTCAAGAATACCCTGAATACACATCAATTTATTTGAACCACGATCAATTTCGTCAATCAACAAAACAGCACCACGGCGCATAGCTAGAATAACAGGACCTTCTCGGAATGTTACGTTACCGTCAATCAATGTAGAACCACCTACAAGATCATCCTCATCAGTCTCGATTGATACGTTAACACGAACACACTCACGCTTTAATTTAGAACAAACCTGTTCGACCATTGTAGTCTTACCATTACCAGTAAGACCAGTAATGAATACAGGATAAAACACTTTAGATTTAATAATTGACTCTAGATCTTTATAAAAACCAAATGGTACATAATTTGTGTCTTTAATAGGAACCAAATCTTCTACTTCTGATACCATACGTTTTTGTCGGAGTTGTACAACCTGAGCTTGTAATGCAGGCAATGCCTCAATCTCAGGAGCAGGGGTTGCTGGGATGTTGTTCACTTTATCACTACCAAATGCGTCAAGATTAATTAGGCCACGAGCTGCTCGATATGTTGCGCCATTAATTAACCAATTGGGCATCTTAACGTCTTTTTGCTTGACGAATGCAATTACATCTTTGCGGGATGCTGTTTTGCCGAATGCTTGAATCAGATCAGATACAAGCTGTTTTTTCTGGAGGTCAGTAGAATTCATAATATAGTCCTAAAAATGTTTGTTCAACAATTAATTATAACACCGTTTTCGTTTGATGTCAAGCAATTTCTGCAATAAACTTGTTCAAAAGTACGCGGTTCACGATCTTTGATTTTTGACTTTGCATAAATGATTTTAAAATATCCTTTTTAGAAGAATCTGATTTTACCTTTAATTCTTCGTCATTAATATTTAAATCGTCTGATTTGACCAGAAAATATTTATCATAAACATAAGAGTTAATCGCATAAAACTTTTCTTTCTTTATTTTATGAATAATATTTTGAGTATCTTCATTAATAATACCTTGACCCTGAATAAATCCATTAATCCGATATTTAGAAACACCGCTTAGAATATAATATCCAATTAAATTAGTTCCAGTTCTATTCTTTAATAAGTCTAAAAGAGCAGCTGTTAACGGTTGACCTGGTTTAGCAAATCCGGTTTTGCCAGTTTGTTTATCTGTAATAACAGTATTTGCTTTACCTTTCCAACCAATTGAATATACAGAATTCATATGTCTACGACGACCATCAGACGCAATAATTTCTTCAGTCTCATTTGCTTCACCGTCAGTCAATACAATTGTATTTACAATATCTAATCGATGCATTTCTTTAAATTCTGGAATATAATAATTGGCAAATACCAATGCCTCATTTAAAGGAGTGCCGCTTAAATTCCATCCATGTGGGACATAATGTCTACGATGAATACGACCAAATACATGACCAACTTGTAATAATCGTTTCTGCGCATAATGATATTGCGAACTTGTCATAGTATTAGATAACAATTCCATCATATATGTACTATAATTTTCTAATGATAAATCACCAATGCGTTGTGAGTATTTAGTTTTTCTAATAGCAAGAATATCTTTATTCTTATTGTTTTGGTCTGAGTCTGAAAAAGCAAATACTCGGAATGGGATATTTACTTTCTTGCAGAAATCTGCAAGTACCAAAGTCTGTTCAATTGTTTGTTTGATAATATCAGTCATTGAACCAGACCAATCAATAAACATTACCATGCCATGATTCTTACCACCAGGAACAACAGTAACACGCTTGAATAAATCTGTCTTAAATTTGTAAGCAAATACTTTATCAATATCAAGCTCACCTGTTTTAGCAACGTGCGCTCTGGCAAATTGTGCCGCATTACGTTTTAATTCAAATTCTTTTACAAGATATTGAATAAATTTAGAGTTTGTCTGTTTGTATTCCGAATATAATATGTCACCTGCAGGAACATTATATTCAACAAACATTGGATCAGCTGCGCCGTAGTCGTCATCAATAATTTGCCAATCTGTTTCAGCATAAAGTTTCTTGTGAGGTATAATAAAATCTTTAGTATTAATTAAAGGCAATGTAGCATAACGATATGGTTTGATTTCATCGGATACTAATTCAGATTCACGCTTGCGGAATTCTTCATCCGTCAATGACTTCGGATCAAAGATTGGTTCCCCACCTGCACCGACACCTCCAGCATCATCGTCTGCCATTGTATCTTCTTCACGATTATACTCAGAATCATATTCATTATACTCATCGCCTTCTTCATAGTCTTGAATCTCACCGAGACCACCTCGACGTCTGTTGTCTTCGTATTCTTCTTCCAGTTCTTCTTTGCGACGATTATACAATTCTGTAGCAACACGGACTACATCATCCCAATTTGAAAGGTTCTCTATTTGTTTAACATAGAATTGTTCTTCTGTATTAAAAGGAACCGCAAGGAAAGGACCAATCTTGAAGTGAAGATTGATACGATCAATTAAATTAAGTGTTGAGATTTCACGTTCTGCAATACCAAAGAAATCTTTGTCTGCTAATTCGCTATATGCTTTATAAAAACATGAACGCAGACCAGGATAGCGGGTCTTAATACATCGTTCAATACGAGCATCTTCTACTACATTAAGATAAGATTTAAAACCTCGCTTGTGTGCTTGAAGGGCATTGTGCCAGCCCTCGGCAGGGGTTTCCCAAGCATGACCTACTTCGTGACCTACAAGTAAGTCATAAAGATCAGTGCTCATGTCTTTCCAGATTGGAAGAACAAGAACACGATTCTTGGGATCAAAGTATGCGGTTTGTGTTTTGCGATGCTCGACAGTGATGTTCTCTTGTGCGAGTAACTTTGCGAGTACTGATTTTGAGTTTGCTAGTGCCATAAATTTCCTTGCTGATGCTATATTATAACACCTTTAGGAACAAAGGTCAAGCACTTTTTTGCCTATTTTCCAAAACCAAACGGACATCTTGATTTGGTTCGATTATCATGCTCATTTAAAAATAATTTAGTTTTTGAATACTTCTTCAAATTATCAAAGTTTGAAATTAATCTAGATAACCCAAAATTTTCAAATTCAGTAGAACTAATTAAATGTGTTTTAATTACAATAGTTTCTTCAGTAATTGGTGTTAATATTGCCACAGGATTTAATGGATCAAATCTAATAACTCTATCAACATTTTTATATTCAGTCATTATATTAATATTAGTAGAGTTTTGATACTTAAAATCTAAGACACCGGGTAAAACATTATATTCAGTTAAGTCCGTTCTATTATAAAGAGGATCTGTTAATATAAATTTTACATATTTATTTGTTCTACATCTCCACGGACTAATAATTTTCATATGCTGATAAGAATTATCAGTAAAACCTTTATATTCTAATTCATTATGTATCAGTATTGGTTGTTTAGTATAAATATCATAATTAGATTCCCAGTTTATTTGTTTTTTAATATTATTAGAAACATCAATTTTTAATTTTCCCCAAAACGGTATAATAATTGAATCTTTATATAGATCAATAAATCCTCTACAATGTTTCATTGTAGATACATTAGTACTATTTATAGTATACGTATTATCTATATTATTCCACCATTCTGGATAAAAATCTATTGCACGAGATATTGGTGTATATTCATACGCAAATGAATCAGATGTGAAACAGTCTAATACTACTTTTTTCCTTTTAAATAAAAACATTATATTATTCAGATGGTCTAGTTATAGCCAATATTTTGGATATTTGTGCTTCAATAATTGGTTTTCTATTAGGCCATTTAATAAAATCTTTATCTGGATTTTTTAATAAATTAGCTAACAATGGCATTATTAATGCTTCAACCTTTTTTAATTTATCATTAACATCTTTTTCAACTAATGATTTATATGTATCAATATCAAAATTATTAATTCCACCACCAGCTTTAATTATCTCTTCTAGATAATCGATTTTATTTAATATAATAGATACTTTATCTTCAACCGCGGATAATCCATCTATCATTGGTGCGGTATTAACTACCGGTTTTTCAACTATAGATTCTTCTGATTCTACTGCTGTAAAACCAAAATCAAATGTATCATTATATTCAGTTGGAATCTTTACTGTCATTTAATGCCTCTATCATTGTTTTTACTGCGTATTTTTTAATAATCTTTTTACGCTTATTTTCGAATTTCTTTTTAGCAAAATCCAATTTAAATTTAGATACTCGCTGTGTGTAATCAGTACCATTCATATGGTCATATTCATGTTGAAATATTCTAGCAGTTAATCCATTAAAATCTTGTTCAACAAATTTGCCAGTTTCATCTTGATAGGTGGCTGTAATTTTAGTTGGTCTATTAATAGCCAACATAATACCGGGATAAGATAAACAACCTTCGTTGAATACTTCTTCTTCTTTACTATATTTAATTATAATAGGATTGAATACTGCAATTTTAAGTTCGCCTAAACCCATTACAAATACTCGCATGTCTAACCCTACTTGATTTGCACTTAGACCCACGCCCCCCAATTGTTTCATTCTTTCAAATAAAACATTTGTAACACTTTGCGCACTATCACCATCTGCTTCAAAATTAAAAGGTTGCGGTGCGGTATGCATTATCTTGGCAGATGGTTCTACCAAATCTAATTTGTCTTTTCTTAATACTATCATACTATTCTACTAAAATTTTGATACTTTTGAAATTTAATAACCGACTTAAATTTATCTATTAATTGATCGCCTTTATGCGATATAACAAATACATTTGTATCGTCACCTATAGTATTTAACAAATTCATAACATAGTCTGTACCGTTTGCATCCAATGAAGAATCAAACACTTCATCTAACAATAACAAGTTTGTACTTGCACTGTTTTTCATCTTCGCAATAGTACGCCATGTAAACAATAATGCTAAATCAATTCTTTGCTTTTCGCCTTCACTAAATGAAGCATAACTAAACTCATCTCTGTGTCTAGATTTAATTACTTCATTAAAGGATTCATCTAGTTCAAAATGAACAAAGAAATCCATTGCCGTTAAATACTTGTTTACTAATTTATTTATAACAGGTAAGTATTGTCTAATGATCTTTGTTTTAATACCTGTGTCTTTTAATAATATTGCAGCAATATCTAAATAATGTTTATCTTCCGATAATTTGCTCTTTTCTCCGGCTGCGCCTACAACTTCTTTGGCCAGGGTTTTAAGTTTACCCGTTTCATCCTCAATGTTTGCCGTATCATTAGTGTTGCCTGCCAGGTCCGCTTGTAACTTTTGAATATAATTTTGCGCCGCAATGATTTTTGAACTGTAGGTAATGATGTTGCTTTTATGTTCAGAGATTTTCTTTTCGACCGCATCAATCTCATTAAGTCTAGTTTCAATACCTTCAAGTTGCGAGGTAAGGGATTCAATCGCAGATTGGACTTCTTCACGTTTATGTGTATGAAGTTCGATTGCGGATCCTTTGAGATGTTCGTCAAGATTCTGGCTACACGTTGGACAAACATCATTGTCGTGGTAAAATTGTATGCTTGTTTCTTGAGTAGTAATTCTTTCGGAAAGCTTTCTAAGCAAAGCTCCCATTTCCGTACGCTTGTTGCGCTTCTCATCGGCGTCAGATATAGAGGATTTACAACCCGTTTCTTTTTCTTGCTGTTCCAACATTCCTGCATTAAGTTGTGATATCTCTGCATTCGTTTCAGATATTCGCTTTTGTACATCGTCTACTTTCTTTTGCTTATCACTTTCGAGTGTTGCAATATATTGTTGTTGTAATTTAACCTTGTTTTTACCTATTTCAATAACAGTTTCAATGTCAGTTATTCTAGATTTTAAATCAGAAGACTTATCCTTTAACACGGAATTCATTACCGAAAAGACTTGTATATCCAAAATGTCTTCAATAATTTCACGTCTAACACCCAATGCCAATTGCATAAAAGGCGTAAATGAAGCAGATCCAAGTATAACAATCTGTGTAAATGATTTATAATTTAATTTTAAAATTGCTTCTTCAAGATATTTCTGATAGTCTTTTGCGGCTGCATCTTGATTAAGAATGTCACCATCGCAGTATATTTCAAATACACCCGGTTTCATTCCACGAATAATTTTGTAGTCTTTCTTGCCAATACTAAATTCAACCTCAACAATAAGATTTTTACCATTGATTGTATTCATTAATTGCGGTTTGTTAATATTCCTGAAAGGTTTATTAAACAATACAAAACAAATAGCATCGAGAATAGTACTTTTACCTGCACCGTTTTCACCGACAATTAAAGTTGATGGCGAACTCTCAAAATCAATTTCCGTAAATTGGCCGCCGGTTGAAAGAAAGTTTTTCCATCTGATCTTTGTAAATCTAATCATGCTTGTTCGTAATGTTGTGCTTCAACGTATAATGTTTTTAGCAATGTTTTGAGTCTTTCTTTATCTACATCAGTCTCAACGCTATCTACATAATTAGATAACAGAGTCATAGTATCTTCTAAATCAATAGAATCATCTAATGCTTCAGATTCAAATTCGGAAAAGTCTTCAATAATTTTTAATTCTAATGGGTCTTGTTTATAGATTCGTTCTATGAACTTCTCAAATTTAACAAAATCTTTCTTTTTAACAACAACTAATTTAACGTGTTGACTGGCAAAAATAGATACATCAATTGTGTCAGAATCAAATTTATCATCGTCATAATAGAACTTAGTAAAAATTGTATATGGATTTTGTATAAATTCTATACCATGTGTTTCAGTGTCAAATATAAAGAATCCTTTAGGATCACTTTCATCATTCCAGGTTAACTCATAAGGAGTACCTAAGTATGTGATATTGCCTTCAGATGATTTGGTATGAAAATGTCCACTTATTACTTGTTTATATTGTTTAAAGTAACTACGGTCAACGCCTTCATGATTGTCGATACCTTTCATCATTTGAAATCCTGCAATCTCAAAATGACCAATACAGTAATCTGCAGAACTTTGATCTATAAATGTTGCAATATCTGATTCATTTTGTTTACAAATCCACGGGACAATGTCAAAGGTAATGTTATCATATACAAATTTACCTGGCTCTTGATAGATTGTAATATTACCGTAGTCTTTTAATAATAGATCAGGCGAATTAACATCAAGACTTTCTTTCCAGAAAATATCATGATTGCCGATTAGTGTTAGAAGTTTAATACCGTTTGCTTCTAATGGATCAAAGAAGTACCGTCTTGCTTCTGCAAGAGAATTAAAGTTAATATATTTTCTACGATCAAATAGATCACCCAACTGAATTACAGTATCTATCTTGTGTTCTAACAAATAAGGCATAAATACCTCACTATAGAATTTCTCATAGTATGCGTGAAATGCTTTAGAGTCATTCCTAACACCAAAATGAGTATCACCTAATAAACAAAGTTTCATGTATTAATTAAATTCGTTGTCTTCTCTATGACCAGAACGGCCTGCCATATTAGAATCAGTCTCGCGAACTTCTACTCGGCAGCACCAAACTCGCTTAGCTTCTTCGCTACCGCAATTAGGTAAAAAGATTGTGTTAATATATTCATATAAGAAGTCGGATAACCCCTCACATCCTGTACGTTCTACTTCTGTAATCTTAGCTAGTTTTAATCTACCCAATTCCAATAGATGTTCGCGCATTGGATCATCTTGTGCAACTAGTAGAGTGTGGTCAAACCATTCTTCTAGCTTGTCTTTAAGTGGTCGTAACCCACCGAAATCAGTTACCCAATTACGGGCATCCAATGTATCTGCTTCAAATTCAAAGTGAAAACTCATAGCATAACCATGAATTAAATTACAATGAGAATCCGCACGCCATTGTCTATAAGCTACGGGACCTATTTGTCTATATGTTTTTGTTGAGAAGAATTTTTTATTTGCCATCTCTTGCCTCTTTAAGTAAGTTTGACGACATGCAGAATTTATAAAGCGGGGTGAATGTTCGAGTAAGACCGCTGTTTTGTTAAAGCATCATATGTCTGGGAGTTGTACCATTTATTTAATGATTCTAAAATATCATCCATATTATAATTGGGTGTCCAACCAGCAATGCGTTTAAACATTGTACTATCAGCAACTAACGATGGAGGATCACCTTCGCGTCGTCTGTTAATAAATGTAACAATTTCAGTATTAGTAAGTTTTTCAACTAATAACTGAATTTGAAGATTAGAATGGCCCTGAAGCATCCCTAAATTATATATGCCTTGATTAGATTTGTCAATAGCTTTTATGTGTGCAAGTGCAATATCTTGAACATGAATATAATCTCTAATACAAGTTCCGTCGGGTGTGTTATAGTCTGCACCATTTAAAGTGAATTCAGTTTTGTTTTTAACTGCTTCAAATAGTTTAGCAAAGATATGAGTTGCACCGGGTTCTTGGCCGTGATGTCCATCTTCATCCGCGCCGCAAGCATTAAAATATCTAAATGCTGTATAATTTATATTATGGCATCTATGATACCATTCTAACAAATGTTCAACCATTAATTTTGATTCGCCGTATGGAGAGATAGGATCAACTTTATCGTTTTCTCTCAAAGGAGTTTTGTTCCTGGGTTCACCATATACAGATGCGCTACTACTAAAAATAATTTTAGTTTTTGGAATATGCTTTGCTACAAAATCTAAAAGTAAATTTGTTTTAGATACATTATTATGAAAATATTGTCCAGGATTTTTCATACTAGGACCAACAAGACTTGTTCCTGCACAATGAATAATTGCTATAGGATAAACCTTTTTATACAGACTAAATGCTTCCATATCTGTAAAATCGCACTGAAGATATTCATCTTGAAATGCATCAAGATGTTCGTTATGTCTGTTATCAATACCAATAACTTCATAACCTTTTTTCTTTAATTCAATGCATGTCTGGCCGCCAATATATCCGGCAGAACCTGTGACTACAACTAATTTAGTACTTGGCTGCTGGAACATAATCTCTGTAATCCTTACCGCTACGATACCATTTAGAATTATCTTCAAACATAATATCTAAGCAACGATCAATAGTACCAGCTGTCCAATCAGACAATTTACCTAAATTTGCTCGCTCTTGAAACAACAATGTATTTAATTTAAATACTGCATCATCTTGTGACCATGGGATATAGAGACATTCACGATCATTGGCAAATGTTTCTGGGAATGATCTATATGCAGGATACAAACAATTTGTACCAAGTGCATCTGCTTCTGATGCAGTATTACTTACCCAATCCTGCAATGCACAATTAAACAATACTCGGGAATCACCTAGCAATTCATAGTATTCATTCTTCTTAAGATTCTCATATATTTTAAAATTATGAGTCTTTTCCAATGCGCGTGCGCGAGTCAAATACTTTTCGTTATTACTACGTAAAGGGCCGCCCGATAAAACAGCAAATTCCACATTGGGATTAATTGTATGATATCTTTCAATTAAATCCATAAAGAAATCAGGTTGTTTTTCTTGATCGAATCTTGCAGCAAATACTACACGAAGTTTACGCTCATTAAATGGAATACGAGTTGCTACACGACCACGAACTTCATCTTTATCAAATGCAAGCCCAGAGATATTAAAGGTTGGTGCTTCCCATCCTGCAATTTTCATATGAGCAACCATCTCTTCGTTAGATGCAAGTACACCCGTAACAAATTGATCTGTCATCTTCTCATACAACCCCATCCACTTTTGCATATCCCATACATGAACAAAATCATCCGGGTCAATTGTCTGTGCAAGACAACGTACAAAGATTCGAGGTTGATACTCAAAACTTACTTGATCCATAATATAGGGCAATGCCTCAATTCCGGGAGTAAACATATCTTCAAAAAAGATTGTATCTTGCCAAGTAATTTCACCAGCTTTCATCTTCTTAATAAGATTAGCCATTTGTGTCAGAGAATAATAACTACGCCCATGCGCATCAAGTACTTGACCTGTAACAATTGCCTTAGAGTCATCTAAAATATTGCCATGAATTACTTCATAATCAATGCCTCTGCGTTTAAATGCAGCTTCGCTCCATTGTTGTAATTGTAAAGTATAACGACCTTCATAGGGTTCTAAACCCATATAATATAATTTACTCACCTGCTATCCTCTCAAAACTAATTCTACAACCGTTTTCACCATCTTCTGATACTTCAATAGTATAATCTCTATCAGGCCATTTTTGCGCGCATTTATCATAAAGATCGCATGCCATCATTTCGCATGACTTATAATCTAAATGTAAAGTGCCATCTGAATACCACTTTTCCATAATGCGTTTTGCCTGAATAAATTCTACATCTCGATCATCATGAAATACTTCCATCTCTACTCGGAAATGAAAAATGTGTCTATGCGGTGTTCCTAAGAATGAAACATCTAGCCAATCGCCTGTTGCTAATTTAGGATCAGTTGCAGCTTGGGGATATTTATGAATACCTTCTTTACGAAAGGTAACCCAAATAGAACTTTTCTTTTTAATTAATTTACTGTGTATAATTGTGTCTGTAAAAAATACTGGATCGTCTGAAATAATATCGGTCATGCAAATAAATCCTCAAGTGAAACTGGTGGTTGTGTGTTAACTGGTTCGGAATCCATATGTTTGCCTACATCTTTTTCCCAATGCTCAAAATCAGCAAGCGTCTTAACATCAAATAATGTAGCATATTCATTCTCGCAATCTTTTTCTCTGCAGAACTTTAAAAACAATTCTTTAGATTCTGTTAAAGCATTTACATCGTGAGTAAAATTGTGTACGTTTGTTAAAATAAAAGCAAGACGTGCTCGCATAATATCTACAAATTGTCCACCTGCGTCTAAATGAACACCTACACCTCTATTCATTAAGATATGATATTCTTCAGGGGTATAATTTGTTCCACACACTGTATTAATTTCTTTAGTAACTGTTCTATAAATGTTAGAATATTCTCTACCCATTTTTACAGAGGTTCCGCCATATGGTGAGCCTGCAGCTTTTTTAGCGAATGAAAAATAAAACAATCCATTATCCAATGACATAGAATGTGTTGTCGAGTCATATGAGATATCAATGCCTTCATACAAACCAGATTGACTGAAACAAATATAAGGAAGAATACGACGTAGTGCGCCTACACCCAATACGTGTAAATGAAATGGTCTTGTGTATGGCATCTGTGTAACATAGAATGCTCGTTTAACGTCTTCAAGCTGACCCATACCTAGAGCAGCTGATCCCATAGCAAGACCACCAATACGATGATGCAATGCCGGAGTAATTTCTTCAAGTGCTAATTTTGCCCAGCGTGAATATGATTCTTGAGACGATCCTTGCATAATAACAAATGGTCTACATTTGCTACCCATCTTATCGAATGTTTCAATTTGCGCTTTTACATTTCGACCCGTTTGTCTTGCATAATCGTCAAAATTATCCATATCTGCATATCTACGCTTAGTATCAATCTTAGATGATACACCGCTTGTAGAAGTTGTCTTAACAGGAATCTCGTCAAAAGACATGCCAATATCGGCATATGTGGCCTGATTCAAATAAACTTTTTCTCTTACATCTGAAGTATTTTTCAACCCACGAGTAATAATCTGCAAACCACCAGAGTCAGCATGAATGTTATTAATTGAAGGGCGAAACTTTTGTAATTTAGAGCCAAAGTTCTTTTCAGTAAACCCATTATACAATAGTGAGAATGTATGGTTATTTTGATTGTGGCAAACTCGAGCAATCATGTCGAGCATCATTTCTAATACTATAGGGTCATTACATTGTTCTGCGCCCAAGCGTAAATATGCTGGGCCAGAAATTACGTATTCATATGTTCTCATGCAAACAGGCTTTCTAATGAAGAAGTTGCTTCTTCTTTTGGTATAAAATTTGGATCTTTAGATAAATATGTGTCGTTGTCTGTATAGATTATATTATATTTAGACTTATTTGTCAATATACTTTTGACATCATCTATAGCTAATTGTGTCCTATTTAGGATTTTAATAAAGTCTGCATATTTGATTTCAGAATAATCATTAATTTTTGCGGAGTCTGATCTTGCTAAAGATGTTTGTTTGTATCCTGAAAGGAACTTTTTCCATCTATCAGATGTTTGAAAATCCAAATGTTTTACATACTGTAACGCATCATGGTTGCGTTGTTTTCGATCAGCATTATATTCATTTTTTAATACTTCAGCAACCTCATTTAGGGGCAAACGAATATAATATTTGTTATCAAAATTAGTTACCCATTCAGATTTGTCAATAACAATACAAGGCATATGTCCAAGACATTCAAAAAATGTGAACGGGTAATTTTCTCTTAGAGACGGATTAAAGTGTACCTTTGCAGATTTAATAAAGTCAACTTTTTCTTTGCCAACAATGCTAGCTTTAATCTCATAATCTGTTATGCCGAGTTCTGCAAGACGAGCTTCAAATTTCTTTTTGCCGTTTACATTCGTCATAATCTTTGCAGGCAATCCAGTCTCTTTAATTACTTTTAAAAATGCTTCTGGATTTTTGCGATCTTCCCAACGACCAATATACAAGACACCTTTTCGTTCTGCATAATTGCTTGTGAGTAATTCTCTTTCAGACATAGGCATACTCAAATGCTCTACATTTACTCCGCCATTGTTCTTAATTTCAGAAACATTTCGTGCAGATTGTGTGCCAATATGACAACTTTCAACTGTCATTAAATTATTAAAGAATTCATTACAACTCTCTAAAAACACACCTTTAAATTTTCTCGTATCACGGAATACCATACTTTCTTCATGCGTGTAAAGAACTACGGGGATGTAATTATTAAGATCAAAACTTAATACTGCAGGCATTGCTTCTAAAGAGTTGCAGACAACCATGTCATAAATGTTAGTATGAAACGCATTCATAACAGCATCACGAAAGTTAATCATCTTTTCAAAGTTAATTGAATCAGTAAATGCAAAGGTGCCGGTATGATTTTTATATGACAAAGCATTTTTGGGTGCAATTAAATTTGCACCTAATGATTCAACTAATTTGGCAAAGTCATTTGTTGTGGGTTTGTCTGTAATAATATCAACCTTCCAGTTAATTTTATTTGCCATCTCAACAAACCCTTTGGCAAATTGCCCAATACCACCGTGAGGCACTAGATGCTGATCACTAATACAAAATGCAATTCTCTTTTTATAAGTTTTCATACTAAATCTTTAAACATATTCTTGCGACCTTCTTCACCCACTAACAAATCAAATACTTCTTTAACTCGTTGTAACATTGCGCAATTAAACATTAATAAATCTCGCCTATCGTCGCACATATAAATTTGTTGATCGATTGGTCTAATCAATTCTTCCATTCGTTGCTGGACATTTGTCATTTAATCCCCAAGAATTTTAATTAGGTGTTTTGTCTGATGCATAGCATCATCTAATGCGTTATGGTAGGTGCCTTGGCGATCGTCTGTCGGAATCCAATTAAACATTGCTTTAGCGGTACGATAACATCTATCATCCCAGCATTTCCAAGGCGGTTCTCTGCCTGTAATAAAATACGCATTGCCTAAAATAGTATTGTCAAATACTGCACCGTTGCCCCAAATAGGTAAACTCTTAGGGCCAAACCATAACTCAAATTTATCAAGAGCTTCTTGTAATGAGATATTATTTTTAGTTAATTCTCGCAATGCTTCTTTATTTTGTTTAGACCACCATTCAACAGTATCCTTGGAAATATGTAACCCGGCTTCTTTACAGCTAGCAAGGTCAACGGTGCAGTAAAATGTATCTATAATTTTACTGCCTTCAAATTTTACTGCACCGATTGAACAAATAGCTGCATGCGATCTTGTTGACATTGTTTCCAAGTCAACCATTACATTAACTGTCATTTACATCCTTGTCTTGCAATCTGATAAAACTCGTTTCTTACTTCTGGGTGATTTTTAAATCCGCCACCTAAGCGAACGGTGACTGTAGAACTTCCTGTATCTTCAACACCTCTAGATTTAACACAATAGTGTTGTGCATCAATCAATACAGCAACATCTTCAGTATCAAGAATAAACTGTAGTGTATGGAAAATTTGTTCTGTTAGGCGTTCTTGAATCTGTGGTCGTTTGCTGAAATATTCAACAATACGATTAATTTTACTTAGACCCAACACTCGTTGCTTAGGAACATATGCTACAGTTGCCAATCCATCAATTACAACGAAGTGATGCTCACAATTAGATTGTACATTAACATTACGTTCTACAACCATTTCATTATAATGCATTTTGTTATTAACAGTTGTGCATTTAGGGAAAGCCTCATAATCGAGTCCCCAAAAGATTTCATTCACATACATCTTAGCAACACGCTTAGGCGTGTCAATTAGACTATCATCTGTAAGATCAAGCCCAAGTGTTTTCATGATATCTGTAAATAAAGATTCGATTACATCGATCTTGCCCTTACGATCAATCACTTGCCCAGTCTCTTTAATAGGAGTTTCAACTCCTACTTTAACTAGATGTTCGTGAACTTTAAGACCCAACTCGGGGTCGCATTTTGTTTTGTTATATGACATTTTAGAATCCTTCCTAACTCGGATATGATAATTGAAATTTGTTACCGTTGTGTAACATTATTATTTATATTTTGGGAGACTTTCAGCAACCCATTCTTCCTCACCTACGAATGTGTCACATCGACTTAATTGCCGTTGTGCTTCCCACATTACTTCATACAATTTTTGTTTATATGAAAATTGATAAAACCCATCCATATGTTTATCAGTAGCATTGATGCCATATGTGGTAACTTGATTTAAAGCACTATTTGACATTATGTTCCCCATGCGTTTTTAAACAATGGAATTTGGAGTCTATCTGAGTATCTCCAACCTTTTCGCATTGCGAGTTCTGCAACATTCCTATTATTAATAGAGTACAACTGCTCAGTGCCACCAAGAGGCATAAGATAAACAGGACCCGTAAAACCAGCTTTACGATATGCATTTACTGCTTCCTCTGCTTCTTCCGCATCTTGGGGTGAAGCAATTACAAATTTAAGATAAGTATATCCGCACCATTCATATCCTGCAACAATTTCAGGACAAATTGCATCTTCCCATTTTTCACCGGATACAGATAATTTAGGAGAGACTGAAAATGTTAAAGTATCACGACCTCTTTTATTTGATCTATTTTTATTACTCAATGTCCAATTTAGGAGATATTGTTTAAACTCAGGCGTTAGCGGTTGGGTGCCATTTGTCTCAAATGTTAGTTCTTTTAACCCTAACATCTTTTCATTATCTAATAATTCAGGATATTGTTTTTGCCAACCTAATAAAGGTTCACCGCCTGTGATTACAAGATGTTCGTCTTCCCACCTCTTGTGCGGTAGTATATCCATAATTGTATCGGTAATGCTATCAGTAGAGAGTACAGGGCTAAGATGCTTAAACCGAGGATCCCAAGAAGCATAAGAGTCGCAACCTGTATGAACAAGAGGAAGATCTTTATAGGTAGTAAAACTATCAGCTTTAATTGCAATAACATTTCTTTCATTACTCTTTTCACCCTTTGTCATTCCAAATCCGTCGCAAGTAAAGTTGCAACCAAATGTTCTTAAGAACACAGAAGGAACTCCCATGTATCTACCTTCGCCCTGAATACTATAAAATAGTTCTGATATTTTCAATTTTGCCATCATATCTCCGAGAATTTATACTACATATTATATAGTGTTTAGTCATCAAGGTCAAGCGGATTTTCGATATCATCTCGAACTTTTTTAGCCTTTTTCGGAATATTCATTACCCGTTTTTCAATATCAATAGTATCCATTTGTCGTTTTAGATAATCTAAGAATTGCGAACCAAATTCACCATCTTGTTCTTGAGAAATTAAAGCATCAATATCCATATTCTCAATTAGCTTGTATTTGGTTGCTTGTTGTTTCTTTTCTTTTTGGATACGTCTAATGAATGCAAAATAGATAACTTGTGTATAATAAGCAAACGGGTTTGAAGATTTTGCAGGATCAAATTTAACAACCGCCGTTAAACAATTTTCAATACCATCGGATATCATATCATCTTTAAAGGTATAATTAATAAAATTAGATTTGTATGAAAGATGGGTTGAAATCTTAATAAAGCATTCTCCTATGTATTTTGAAACAATCGGAGGTTCTTCACCTTTTGCGGCTGCGTCAACTACACTTTGTCGATAGTCTATTAATGCTTGTAAGAATTTTTTGTTGTCAACATAATGGGATGACACCTGCATCTTAGGTTTAGTGGACAAGTTTTCCGCGACGTTTAATGGTGCTTTGGCTGTTTTCATAGTTAGGGTCTTTTTCAATTTCAGAGTTATCAGATTCTTCTTTATCTTCGCATTCTGCATTTAGTTCTGCTTCTTTGCGATTTTGTACATACTTTATATAATTATCTTTAAGATTTTCTTTAATATCCGCAGCTACAATAATATAACGTACAGGTATTTCATAAAAAGTATCTTCGGTCATTGCCATCCAAGGAGATAAAGTATAAGATTCCATTATACCAGATCCATAAGGTACTCTAATTTGATCAAGCACCATGGGGTCCTGTACGAAAATACTTTCCTTATCTTTTAATGATAAATTTTCTTCAGTTTTACAAACTATATCGTCACCTGTATTAAGTTTTAATAGTTTATATGATTGGTTCATTGTAGGGTTACTTTTATTAGTTTATATTCAAAATGTTCATCGTTATAGATTTTGATTCGTTCTATCATGTGTAATAAAGTATAATTCTTTTTAGACTTCCAAGTCAAATCATCGCCTATATCATATAAGGTACAACTACTTTTAGTTTCACTTGTTCTCAATCCCCTGCCAATCGATTGTAAATTTCTAATTCGAGATTTAGAAGGAGATGCAAAAATAATATTATGTAGGTTTTTAATATTTATACCTGTTGAGAAAGTTCCATATGATGCTACTATTATAGCATTATTCTCCTTCTCTGTCAATGCTCGAATTTGTTCTCTTTGTTCCGTATCTGTCCCGCCATAAACAAAAAACACCTTTCGATTTTCAGCTTTATCATTAATCATTTGATATAGATTTTTACCGTGTTTTTCCACATACTGAAATAGGACAAGACTATTGCCTTCTTGCTTTAGAGTCAAATTACGAATAAATTTATTCCGAGGTTCATGCTGTACTAGAAAATCCATTTCTTCTTGATATGTCTTTCCTTTAAGTGCCTTTTTAATCTCATCCGAATAATCTAATATTAAATTATATATTTGCAGGTCAGCTAAAGTTTTATTCGCAATAAGTTTCTTAGTTGTAGTAACTTTATAAACGGGACCAAATAATCCTTCAAGAACTAACTTATGTGTCTGCGTTCCATCTAATGTTCCAGTAGTACCTATACGATAAGGAGCACCGGGGCATTTATTTAGAATACCTGTTAGTGATTTGGCTTTAAACAAATGCGCTTCATCTCCATAAATTGCCTGAAAATCATCAAAGAATTTTTTAGGTAACTTATATAACGATTGCCAAGTACTAATAACAACATCATACTCATTAGATTTTTCATGGCCGCCGTAGATGCGATGACAATGATTAGATGTTTTCCAACCATTTAAACAAGAGTAATCTTGAAAATCAGAATACATTTGTTCAACAAGCGAAGTAGTAGGGACTAAAATTAATTGACGTCTACTATATTTTTCATGCCAACGCATTACGCAATAAATGATGTATGATTTTCCCGAACCAGTAGGGGATAATAACAAACGTCTGCCGTCACTAATTGCTTTGTAAACAGCATCAATCTGATAATCTCTCATTTCGAGAGGTTCGCCCTTTGACCCAATGTTAAGTTCTTTTACAAACTCTTTTATTTCTTCAAGAGTGCATGGGTCAGCAGTATGAACATATTCAGAATAATCTACAGTATAATCACGCTCTTTGGCAAAATGTTCTACGTAGTCTTTTAACCCAACATATAACTCTTTTGAGAACATCGAAAAAAGTCTCACGCGACCATCCCACATCTTTGATCTATAAAGAGGGTGAAATTTTGCACCAGGAACCTCAAATGAAAAGTGATCGTTCAATTCTTGAGCAATTGAAGGTTCAGCATCAACATTTAAGTATACTTCGTTCTTTTTTCTTATTCTTATATCAGACATTACATTAAACCGTTTGTGAATTTAGTCCATTCAATACTATTTTTAATATCCCATGTTCTACTATTCAATGATCTAATAATTTGTTCAAGCTGATACATGACAGTTTTAAAATACTCAATTTTATCTTGTAGGATAATTAAGTCTGGATCCACCTGAAGAAATTCATCCATTTCATTCTTTAATGGTTTGTTACCTTGCCATTGATTCCAGCCTTCGTCAGTTAATTCCAGTTGAGTCATTTCTCCTCTGAAATATTTGTACTTTTTGCGGCGAAGGTTTAAGTAGTCAGACTCAGCCTTACGTAAATTAAGCCGAGTAGATGTTAAAAAATTTAAATACTTAGAATGTAAAGTAGGGGTGCGAGCAGATTCATGTCCAAGATTTGTTTCGTCAATCTTACAATCATCTGCCCACAGTTCCTGCAGGTCAGATAATTTCATTGATTATCCAATTTGAATAATTTGTGATGGATTACCTTGGAAGTTAAATGCTCCAAAGTGGTTCAATGAGATTGTTGGGTCGAGCCAAATGTCGCCGCCGATGCTTTGCCAGCGTCTGCTGAATGTATAATCTTCTGACAAATAACGACGATCTACAGGATCAATCATTGTGTCAAAGAATGCATAGAAGAAGTCTTGCAAATCTGGAGGGGTATTTAAATCATTGTTATACTTCAACTCTGGATATGCAGCAATCATCTTATCAATTGCTTCACGTTTAATCATCATAAAGCCTGTAGCGCCATCATGCAATTTAATTACGCCATTTTCAATAGCAATTTGTTTCATATCACGATTAACAAATTTAAAGTTAATCGCATAATCTGAACCTGCTGCTGCAATATCTCTATCAGAGATTTCTTCGCCAGTTTTGCGTATAACGTGTTCTTTAATACGTTGCCAGTTAACACCCTTCTTAGGATATGCACCAACGCAAACTTCTTTATTGTGCGCAATCAACTTCAATACATCTTCAACTTGGAATTCAATGTCTGCATCAATAAAGAGTAAACGAGAATAATTACTTTGTAGAAAATAAGCAACTAACACATTGCGAGCACGAGTAACTAAAGACTCATTTGCAATCGTACCAAATGCGATTGGGATTTGGTGTTGATTAAAGAATGTCAATGTACGAACCATTGATCTAAAATATGCCTCTGTTAACATACCACCATAACATGGTGTTGCAACAAAGATTTTTTCTTTACGCAATTCATCAATATTAATTTGCAATTGACCTGGTTGGGGTTGTGCGCCTTCTGGTGCTGCTGGGGCAGCTGAGGTTGATACCGGTTTGTTAAATTTTGGTACCGGAATTTTTGGAATGTTTTTCAATCCAGTTTTATTATTTGCCATAAAATCTCCATAGTTAATTAAAGTTGCTCCACCTCAAACAGGGTATATTTAAATGAAGCAATTGCTGTAAAATATTCAACGCTTGCCGAAGCTATATCAAAATCCAAAGCTTCTAAAGACACTGGGAATATGTCTTTATATATTATATTTACTTTAGGGGTATTTGTCGAGTCTAAAATCGTTAAAGTACCATCCGAGTATGCCAAAAGCTCTTGCTCTCCTCTAGAATTCATGATCATTGGAAATGCACTTGGTCGACTATTAACAAATTGTCCAAACTGCGAATAATCTTTAGGAAATCCAAGTGCTACCAACCATCTATATAATTCTAAATAATTTGACATATCTTCGGCTATAATGAATCTAATAGTGAATTCTCCGAATTCCAATTTATCACCAATACGAGGAACGTCAACAAAGGGTGTAGGTTGTGATGCAAATCCCAATGCCAATTGTGGCAAATTTGCCGATTGACAAGTAAAAGAAGTATTTGGCAAATCTTTAACCGAGAACTTAAAGGCGTTCGGTCTTAAAAAATTATAAGTCTTTGGAAGAGAATCTGAATAATTGTTTGCTAATACATCTATGTTTGAGGTATACATTTAACATCCTTTGCTAACATTAATATTTATAAGGCAAAAAAAGGGGGAATTTCTTCCCCCTTTTAAACAGTCTATGACTGTGCCGATCTTAATGCCGACTTATCTAATATAAAAATTACATTAAGTTCACTACGCGTGTACGACGATAGTACTGATTACGGTTAGCTGTAAATGTGTCAGCATCATTTGTATAACCGTCTGATTGTACAACATATGGGTTAGCAATTAAACCATAACGTGTCTTGAAACCAATCTTTGGTTGGAAGCTGTTAGGATCAACTGCGCGAACCATTTGTAGAGGAACATATGGGCAATAGAACATACCTGCGTCATAAGGAGAAGAACCCTTATAACCAACCATGTAGAACTGATTTGCTGCACCTAGGTTGCTGGAATACGGATCAATGTAAACTCTATAACGGCCATTCAATACACCTGCGAAAGTGTTGCCTGTGTCATCAACATTTAAGTTTGTGCTTAAAGCTGGAGTGTAGTCTAGAACACCTGACATAGCTAATGCGCTTGCAACGTCTGCAGAGCAAACGATGAAGTTACCTTTACCACGACGTGTGTCTTGAGCAATGTGGTTAGCATCACGTTCAATGTTAAACAATAGACCTTTGAAACGCTCAACAGACCAACGTCCATTAGAGTCAACGTCTAAGTCAAATGTGCCTGCAGTTGCTGTAGCTGGTGAACCTGGCTTAGCAACTTTGTAAATTGTACGAACAACTTCGCGATTAATTTCAAACATAAATTCTTGTGACAAGATGTTTGATAATTCTGCTTCAGCGTCAAGACCATGAATAGCCTTCAAGTCTTGTGCCAATTCAACTGTGTACTCAGCCTTCAATGCACGTGATTTTGCAGTAACTGTTGTCTTGTCAATTGAGAAAGACATTTCGTTAAATGCTGGGCTACCAGAAGTACCCAATGCTTCAGCGTCTGCTGTTGCTACACCGCCAGCAGTTGTGGAAGTGAATGTACCTGTAGGATCTAAAGTAGTTCCTGGTGCTGGTGTTTGTGCAACGCCTGTACCGGAGAATGCTGTATTAGCTTCATTAAACAATGCTTCTGCTCTTGTTGAAGGTGTACGAGCACCTGCATATGTAGAACGCATTGCGAAGATCAAGCCTGTTGGGCCAGTCATTGGTTGAACGCCGCAGATGTCATAAGCCATTAGGTTAGGCATTGCACGACGTACTAGGCCGATCATGATCGGGTCATACTTGTCAATACCGCTTGTTGCGCTAATGTTGTTTGCTGGAGCTGCCTCAAACATTGCGCTACGCTCTTCACGTAGTGAACGCTCTTGGTTCTCTAACAATACAGATGTAACTGCACGCTTGTATGAATCCTTGATCTCTGGAAGATCAGGGTGCTCTAAAATGGCTTGCCATTTTTGTTGTAAGTTTTCAGATAAAAACATTTTTTTCTCCTTGATGGAATGTCGTAAAATTACGCTCTTTTAATTGATCTTGAAAGTGCTTTAGCATATGCAGAAACTACTGATGAACCATCTGTAAAGTTAGTTGGAACATCTGTCTCTTCTGTTAAAGTCTGTTGTGCTTGAACAGATTGCGATACGCTTTCTGTTACTGCATTCTTTGGAAAATAATTATCTTTAATTACAGAAACTTTCTCTCTGTAAAGATCTTCATTTTCATAATCAACACCCTCTAATAGCTTGCCCAATTTTGCAGCTTCTGTATCAGCCAAATCCTTGGACAATTCTTCTACAACTGCTTGACGCTTTAAAGAAGTGACTTCTTTGTTAAGGTCTACATTGCTGCCAATCGCTTCGTCGAGTTTTGCTTCGAGTTCTGCAGCTTTGGCTTGTAGTTCACCGATTACATCGTATTTCTCTTCAGGCACTTCGATGTAGTGCTCTTTGAATAGTACTTTTAGGCCAGACATAAAGTCTTCAGCAATCTCAGTGCGAAGACCATTTTCCAAGGCCAATTCATTTTCTTTCATCCAATTCTCAACAACATAGTTGAGATATGAATCAATCTTTTCGACGATACCGTCTTTGTATTCTGCAACATCATCGGCATACTTCTCTTCTAGAGATGATGCGACTTTATCCATTTCTGAATTTACGCGAGCAATAACTGCTGCTTCAAAAATAGATGTTGCTTTAGCTTTGAAATCTTCTGAGAGATCATCGCCAAAAATTGGGGATAAGTCAATTGCTGTAGAAGCTTGAATTTCTTCATCTTCCTCTACAATTACTTCGCCGTCAACTTCTTCTTCTTCACCAACAGGAACATTACCTGAAGAGTTGGGTTGATTTACTGCGGAAGTAGGGTCACCAACTGTTTGGAAGTTAGGGGCGGCACCAACAGGACCCTTCATCTTAATGGTATTTTGATTAATACCTTTGGCTGCAATAGCGCCTTGGTTTTCATCATCTTCATGGCGCTCTTCGTAACTTGCGTCTTCAGAACTACCTTGTTTTGGTTGGGAAGCATCACCGCCATTAGCTGCTTTGATAGAGGTATCTTTACCTTTAGCTGCACCCATAGCGTCTGCTTCTTCTAGGCTAGATTTCGCATCTACACGCTCTAGCAATTGTTTAATTTTGCTTTCTACTGACATTAGTGTCTCCTAAATGGATTGTTTCAAATTATTTATAAGTTTGATTATCTAG